CAGGCCCTGCGCCGCCAGCAGCCGGCCCAGCAGATGATCAGCGCCATCAAGGCCTACTACCTGGACCAGACCCGTGCCGAGCTGGAGAAGCGGGCCGCGGCGGGCACCAGCCCCGAGGCGAAGGCCTGGAGCATGGCCAAGACCCAGGCGATCCAGGGCCGCGCCAAGGACGCCCTGAACCGGATCCAGCCGCTGGTGGATGCGCTGGGAGGTGGGCAGTGAAGAAGGAGCGGATGGAGGCCCTGATCGGCAACGCCTCCCTGTTGATGGTGCTGGCCGGTGGCGGCTACCTGGTGGACTGCCGGGTGGATGGCGGCTCTCCGGATAAGTGCTGGCTCACCGCCCTGCCAATCATGGGGGTAGGCGCTGCCGGCCGCGGGGCGTTCCAGCTGGGCTACGTCACCCCCAACCCGAGCATCACCCCCCGCCAGCGGCGCCAGGCGGCCCAGACGGAAAGCGTGGAGTAGGCAGGGGCGGCAGAATGGCGCTGCAACCCTGCAGAGCAGGCGGTGGCGTTCACCCCCTACAGCTGGATCACCTACCCGGGGGACGACACCACCGACTCGTTCGTGGTCCCCTTCCCCTACGTCAAGCGGGAACACGTCAGGGTGTTCATCGACTGGGATCCCAGCACCCGATCGTTCGCCGCTGAGCTCACCCACGACACGGACTTCGACTGGGCCGATGCGACCAGCATCGTCACCACCGTGGGCCCGGCCACCGGCGAGACCATCAGCCTGGTGCGGGAGACGCCGATCGATGAGCAGCTGACCGAGTGGCAGGCCGGCAGCCCGCCCACGTCCTTCGAGCTCAACACCGCCGATCTGCAGGTGCTCTACGCCCTGCAGGAGTTCGTGGACCGGACCCTGCAGACCCGCGAGGACCTGGACGAGGCGGTGTTCTCCGGCAGCGGCACGGTCCTGATCGACAACTTGAACAGCACCCTCACCACCGCCGGGCTGACGGCCAACCAGGGCCGGACGCTGCGGCTGCTGGTGGAGGCGGCGCAGGACGATGCCGAGGACGCAGGGACGACCGCTGACACCGCTGTGGCCGATGCAGCCGCTGCACAGGCCGCTGCCGACGCCGCTCAGGCCGATGCCGATGCCGCCCTCCCCAAGGCCGGCGGGACGATGACCGGGAAGATCACCCTGGACGGGGATCCATCAGCCAGCCTCCACGCCGCCACCAAGCAGTACGTGGACGGGCAGGCGGGGCTTGTGGATGCCTTCGTGAACTTCACCGTCTCAGGGATGGTGATCAACAGCTCCAGGAACGTGAGCTCTGTGACCTACCTGGGGGTCGGCAGCTACCAAATCAACTTCACCACTCCGTTCCCGAACAGCGGTTACGCCTGGGCCGGCACGGCAAGAGGGAACGCCTCGAACAACCTCTGGCTGGGCCATGCCCTGAGCGCCTCCAAAACAGCCTCCTCAATCGAAGTCGGCTCCTACCTCGCCACCACCACTGCCAGCGAGGCCTCCGAAGTCTCGTTCCTCGCCATCGCCTGATGTCTCAAGTCATCGCCTACTCCAACCCTGACGGCTCCGTGGCCGTCATCGCCCCGGCCCCCGGCATCGATGTTGACGATCTGCTCGGCCAGGTGCCGGAAGGGGCCCCCTTTGCCATCGTGGACAGCTCCTCGCTGCCACCGATCGCACAGCGATCCAGCTGGACCCTTGCCAACGGCGCCGTGGTGGCCGGGGCGGCACCGCCGGGGCCACCTGACTTCGGCGGCTTCCTGGATGGGGTGATCGCCAGCCCGCTCTACCAGAAGGTGCTCGAGCAGTCGATCGCCTCCCCTGAGGTTAACGTGGCCTTCACCAGCACCATGGGGGCGCTGATCCTGGCTGCCAACGGCCGCCCCAACCCCACCGCCTTGCAGTCGGGCCTGAGTGCCCTGCTGGGAGCCATGACCGTCACCCAGGGCGACCTGGATGAGCTGGAGGCCCTGCTGGTGGCGGCTCGCCTGGATGGGCTGGTGGAGCTCTGATGGACGACTCGTTTCTGGACGGCAAGGTGCAGACCAGGAGCGAGGGCGGGGGCCACAGCCTGGCCCACGCCATGGGGCGGATTGAGGGAATCCTGGAGGGGATCCGCGAGGACATGAAGGCCGCGGCGGATGCCCAGCAGGCGCTGCTGGTGAAGCTGGAGGCCACCAACACCCGCGTGGAGGCGCTGGAGACCTGGCGCGAGATCCTCGCCCGCTACGAGAGGGACCGCCAGAAGCGGGCCAGGGTGGCCGGGATCGTCGGACTGGCCCTGCTGGTGCCCGCCATCGAATGGGGGGCTCATGGCGTCCGCTGGGTCTATTACAGCTTCGTCCACAGACCCATGCCGGGAGAACATCGGCCGCCACCAAGCCCAGAAGCCTCTGGCGGGACTGCTGCACCCCCGTAGACTCAAGGAGTGTCCAGGCGTTCAGCCGTGGCCAAGCCAGCCAGCTACCTGATCCCGAACCTTTCCCAGGGAGTGAGTCAGCAGGCTGACGCCCAGCGGGATCCGACCCAGGCGCAGGCGCAGGTGAACGCCGTCAGCAGCCTCAGCGAAGGGCTGAGAAAGCGTGACTGCACCGTGGCCCTGGCCAGGGTGTTCACGGGCGCGGGCACTGGCTTGGGCCGACTGCTCACCCTTTCGGGTGACTCGCTGGTGACGCTCGACGGCCGCTATCTGGTGCCCATCCCTGACTCCCCCCCCGTCTGATGGCTGACGTAACGATCTCAGGGCTGCCGAACGCCGCCACGCTGACCGGCACCGAAAGAGTGCCGATGGATCAGGGGGGCGTCACGGTTGACGCAACCACGGCGGCCATCGCGGCAACACTGCCGAACTCATCGGGCAGCGTGGCAGGGAAGATGACGCCAACCCAATTCAACCGGCTGGCGGATACCCCTGTCAGCTCTATTACCGGCCTGCCGGGTGCATTGCGGATTACGAAAATCGTCTCCATGTCCCAGGCGAGCTATGACGCCAGGCCAATCCTGGCGGATGACGCGACGACCTTATTCATTGTGCCCTGATGCCTCCCATCTACCTTGGCTCGGTTTTAATCAGTGGCGCGGGGACAGGCGGGCCGCCCCCTGTGACCAACCCAATCCCGGCCGAAAACGCCTTGGCAGGCATCGCTGATTCGACGGTCGGCTACGCCACGATGAACCGTGGCGCCGATGGCTTCTACGGCTTTGCCCGTCAGTTCTCAACCGATGCTGGAAATGCCCTCCAGTTTTCGGTGGATGGCGTCGGGGCCGCCAACATCGCCATCCACCGAATCGGCCACTACGGCGGCTTGCGCTGGCGGCTGGTGGAAACGATCACCAACGCCGGCGTCAGCCAGCCAGAAGTCAACACGCTCCCATCCACCAACGGCTGCACTTCTGCCGCAAACTGGTCAGCGACAGCTACCTGGAACATCCCGTCTGATGCAGTCAGCGGGCTCTATGTCGGGGTGGTGCGGGACGCCTCCAACGTGCCACGGTCATGGATCCCGTTCATCGTTCGGAACGACGGCCGAACTGCGGACATCGTGATCCGCGTCAGCGATACGACATGGGGCGGCGCGTATAACTTCTTTGGCACGAAAGCTGCACCACTAGATGGCAAATCGGTTTATGGGCAAGGGGCTGCCGGCAGCGTGTTTGACATCAACCTGCGCGGTGTGCGGATGTCTTATGACCGCCCCATCGTTACCAGGAGCAATGGCACCGGAACTGAACCTTTCGTCAACCACTGGGACATCCTTGAGTCGGCGTTGATCGACTGGGTAGAGCGGAACGGCTTCAATGTCAAATACATCTCTTGCTACGACCTCGACCAAGGCCTTGGCGCGGTTGGCGCTGCCAAGGTGCTGGCCTGTGCCGGCCACGATGAATACTGGTCTGATGGGATGGTGGACAACACTGAAGCGTTTATCGCTGCTGGCGGCCATCACGTTTCGATGTCAGCCAACTCCCAGTTCTGGCGCATCCGCTGGGCGGATTCTGGCCGCTCTTTCTGGTGCTACAAAGACACGATGCCTGGCCCGACAGGCCTCAGAACCGGCGGTGCTGGTACACCGCTCGACCCAGTGAGCTGGACGGGCACCTGGCGCGATACCCGCTGGCCGCAACGACGCCCTGAGAACCTATTGCTGGGCGCCACGTTCCGCATGAACGGAATTAACGACTTTGCAATGGTCATCAACGGCCCGGCCAACCAGGCCAAGCCATTCTGGAGAAGCACGACGGTGGCCGCCGGCACAAGCCTAAGCGTCTCGCAAATCATCGGCTTTGAGGCGGATTCGCTAAATCTCCCCAACGCCGGGGGGGTCAACCTTGGCGCCACCACTATCAACATCGACGGCAGTTATGCGAACGATGATGGGGAGACCTACAACAACAATGGCAACCTCAACTGGGGCATCGCCTGCCACTACCCGCGGCCAGATCCTGCATCAGGCCTGAGCGTCCACTTCTCTACGAACCAGTGGATGTGGGGCCTTAGCAACTACCACCGCAGGGGTGGGGCCGTAATCAACCGCGAGATGCGGCAAGCGACCTACAACCTGCTGACCGACCTGGGGGCCACGGCCGCCACCAAGGAAAGCGACCTAACTGCTGTGTCCCCTGTGGCCCTTAGCACCTATGGGGCCACGCGCCCGGCGCCCACAGGGCCGACTGTGACGGTTGCTGTTTCGCCAGGCTCGGTTGCAGAGGATGGGACGCCGAACCTGATCTATACTTTCACGCGCACCACTTCGGTGGGGGCGCTCAACGTCAACTACACGATTGGCGGCACCGCGACAAACGGCACAGACTACGCCACGATTGCCAGCCCGGTGAACATTGCCGATGGGAGCGCCACGGCAACAGTGACCGTGAATCCGACAGCCGATGCCACTTCTGAGGCGAATGAAACGGTCATCCTGACCATTGCTGCTGGCAGCGGCTATAACATCGGCTCCCCGAGCTCTGCGACTGGCACAATCAATAACGACGACGCGGCGCTTCCTACTGTTTCAGTGGCCGTTTCGCCATCTTCGACAGATGAGGACGGTGCTGGCAATCTTGTCTACACCTTCACTCGTGCTGGCAGCACTGCCGGGGCACTCAACGTCAACTACACGATTGGCGGCACCGCGACAAACGGCACAGACTACGCCACGATTGCCAGCCCGGTGAACATTGCCGATGGGAGCGCCACGGCGACAGTGACAGTCAACCCGACAACGGACGCGACGCTGGAATCAAATGAAACTGTAATTTTGACCGTCACCAGTGGTAGCGGCTACACCGTTGGGTCCCCTGCCTCTGCAACTGGCACCATCACAAACGATGATGGCGCCCCTGTGTTCTACCAGTTGACCCCTGACGCCACCATTGGCACCGACACGGCAGATCCGCTAGACGATGCGGGCTATGAAATGGGCACAATTTTCACTGTTTCCAGTAACTGTAATTGCTATTCAGTCAAGTTCCGCAGGCCGTCGTCTGGCTTTGGCACCCACGGATTTCCTCTCGCGGCCAGAACCTGGACGTGTCGCCTATGGGACAACGGAGCGGGAACAGTTCTTGCTACAGCAACATTTTCCTCTGCCGGTGGCGAAACGGGCGTCTGGTTTGAGGCTGTGTTTAGTTCGCCTATCCCCCTAACAACTGGCGTTACCTATCAGGTATCCACTAAGGTATTCGGCAAGCCCATGGATAGCGATGCTACTGGCTATGCCGCCATCCCTGGATTCTTCGCCAGCGCGGTGACACCTGGCGGGGCAAATCCCCTTAGTGCTCCTGCTAACGCTGGGCGGTTTAACGCTACCCCGGGCGTCCTGCCTGCCGCCTCCTTCGGCAACGCCTACTACTTGGTGCAGCCGGTGGTCACTTTGTAATTTTCGCCTCAGCCCTTGAACACGATCGCCCAGCCCGATGCCGGCCCGTCCGCCAGCCACCTGGGCCCCCAGTTGCGCCTCGAGTAGCTCAGGCCGGCGCCGTTCTTGCTGGGCAGGTAGCCCCCGTTCACCAGATCGGCGTCCCCGTAGGGGTCGTAGTGGACGGCGTGGGTGCTGTTGGCGCTGGCCACCAGCGACCAGTGGCCGTGGTCCCGCGTCGGGCGGCTCGCCGGGCCGTTGTGATACCAGCCGGTGGCCACCACATTGCCCTTGGCGGTCTCATCCAGCAGCAGCTGCCAGGTGCCCTTCATGGTGAACTGGGCCTTGATGCCCAGCTTCGCCAGCTGCTGGATGTGGGCATCGGCGTCCTGGCTGGACTTGCCGGCCGCCATCAGCATCCGCAGGTACTGGTCGTCCGCGTTCTTCCCGGTCAGGATTCCCGGCCGGTAGAAGTTGGCGAACATCGTCATCGTGCTCGAGAAGCACATCCGATCCGCCATCCCCGGCACCTGGCTGTCGGTCTGGGGCTGGTAGATCACCCGCCGCTGGGGCTTCGCCGTGGGCAGCTGCAGTGGCCTGGAGGGCGCCGGGGCACCTTCAGGGGTGAAGGCCTTGGCGAAAGGGCCATCGGCCGCCAGGAGGCCCGGCTTGGCCGCCAGCATGGCCTTCCGCAGCTGCAGCACAGCCTCCTTCTGGTGGGGCAGCCCCTCGTAGTGCTCCCAGTAGTCCAGCCACCGGGCCTCACTCAGCAGATCGAAGGAGGGCATGATGGTGGTGGTGGAGTCCTGCACCCCTGCATCATGGCCGACCTGAACGACAAGCTCCAGAAGCTGCATGAGGCGGTGGTGGACCTTGTGGCGGATCGGCTGAAGAACCCTCCGGTGAACGTGGACACCGGCGAGGCGGTGGTCAGCAACGAGGATCTGCGGGTGGCCTTGGCCCTGCTGAAGCAGAACGGCGTCACCGCGCCCGTCCAGGAGGGCAGCAGCGTCAGCCAGGTGGCCAAGCTGGCCGGCAAGCTGCAGTTCGAGGGGCTGAAGGAGAAGCGGGCGGTCGTGGTGCCGCTCAGACCGTCCCCCGGACCATCGGCCGCTTGATGCCCCCGGCCGACCGGCCTCCCCGCACCGGCATCATCCCCATCGCCATGGCGTCGGGGCTCATCCCCACCTCCGAGAAAAACGAATCCAGCACCGCCTGGTCCAGCTCATCCTGGCGCTGCTTCGCCTGCCGGTCCTGGTCCTGGGCCACCGCCTCCACAAAGAAGGCCGCGGCCATCGCCAGGGCGTCGATTCGGTCATCGAACGGCAGGCTGCCCCGCTCCACCGTGATGCGGCTCAGCTGGAACATCAGACTCCGCTGGTGGCCCGTGTCCGGGTCCATCTCGGCCTCCAGGTAGTCGTTCTGGATCACCGCCTTGGCCACCACCAGCCGGTGCTGCTGGATCAGCGGGGCCAGGGTGTCGATGATCCGCCGTTCCTTCTGCTGGCTGACCCGCACCTCCTCGATCGAGCAGGGCCACACCCGGGCCATCACCGGCTCCAGCGCCTTGGTGAACATCCCATCGCCGAAGTTGGCCTCCGTCACCACGTTGGTGGCCTTCCACCGCTTCGCCACCTGGGCCAGCCCCTCCAGCGCCTCGTCGCTGTAGCCCAGCCGGGTGCCGCCGGACTCCAGCAGGAACTGGTTGCCGTTCAGCTCGGCCACCACGGCCCACGCCAGCTCGTCCTTGCCGCGGCCCGAGGGATCCACCGCCATCACGCACCGCCAGGCTTCCTGCTGGGGCACCCAGTTCCCGATGAAGGCCGGCCGGTAGAACCAGCGATCGGCGCCCATGCCGGTGCAGACCAGCTCCTGCAGCCGCATGTCGGCGCCGTTCCCCCAGCTGACCGTTTCCGGCAGGGCCTTCCCGTCCAACCCCATCACGATCAGATCACCCAGGCGGATCGGGAAGCGATCCAGGGTGCTCAGGCGGCAGTTCAGCATGTAGTTCAGCTGCCAGCTGATCCTGGTGTTGCCCGCCTTCCGCTTCACCAGCTCATCGAAGCCGAACCGCTCCGGGTCAGTGGGCTGCCCCACCAGCGACGGGTCGGCCTCCACCTCCGCAAGGATCAGCGGGTCCAGGTTGCCGTCGTAGCAGTCGATCTGCTCGGCCACCTTCGGGTCGGGGTACTCAGCCGGCCAGTACCGGACGGCGTACCCGCGCCGGCGGGAGAGCTCCAGGTAGAGGCTGGTCTCCAGGTGGGGCGTTCCCAAGAACATCACCTGCCGGGGCAGCAGCTGGCCCTCGTCAGGGAGGATGATCTGCTCGAGCTCCGTCACCGCATTGGCCAGGCGCTCCTGCTTGAGCGGGGTGATGGAGTTGTTCAGGGTCTCGATGTCGTCCGGGATGGCGCAGCTGCACCGCTTCCCGGTCAGGGCGCTGGAGAGGATGCCGCAGGCCCGCACCGAGGGCGCCTGGGAGCTGCCGGGGATGACCGGGCCCACATCGAAGTTCTTCGCCGAGGAGCGGCCATCAGCCCGCGGCGCGAGGCACTGCAGCAGCTCAATGGTGGTGAACCAGTTCAGCATCTGCGTGGTGATCTCGACCGCCTTCTCCTGGGTGTTGGAGGGGATCAGGATCTTCTCGTTGAACGGGTCACGCATCAGCCGCCAGCTGGCGTAGATCGCGGCCATGGTGCTCTTGGCCACCCCCCGGAAACCGATGGTGATCTGCCGGTCGGGGCCGTTCTGCATCCAGTCCAGGATGCCCAGCTGCTGCTTCGTCGGCCCCCCATCGGGCGCCACCAGACCGATCTCCCGCAGGATGAACGCGGCGAAGTTGCCCAGGTCCTCCAGCTCCGGTGGCAGCGGCTCCCAGGTGGTCACGCGCCGACCCGCACCTTCGAGCGCACCGCCTTCCGCTTGTCGCCCTGGGCCGCCAGCTTCCGGCGGTACGCCTCATCCGACTTCCGCAGGGCCTGCTCCCGCGCCCTGGCGGTCAGCAGCCGGCGGTCTGCCATGGCCTCGACGGTCTCCCGGTAGCCCGGCGGCTCAGGGATGCCTGCTTCAGCCGGGATCCGGGTCCAGTTCATGGGGAAGCCTCCCCGCCAAAGACGGAGAGGCCTCCCTGGGTTCCACCACCACGGTGTGTCCCATGACCAGAACCACCCCATCGGCAAGCCCGCAGGCCGCCACCGAGACGAGAACCAGACCTCCCCACCCTACCCCTCCTCCCACGCCTCGTTCACCCCAGGCGTGGTGGGGTCATCCGCCACCAGATGGCCCTTCGCATTGCGGGCCCGCTTCCGAGGGGCCTTCGCCTCCTCCAGCGTCTTGTGATCGGCCTCGATCTGCTGCCGGGCGATCGCCGCGTCCAAGACATCGGCTGGCACGTCACTCCCGTATCCGACGAGCCCTAAGGCGAGCCGCTCGTGGTTTGGCACATAAGGAGCCACTGCAGTCGTGCAGAGTTCTGCTCAGCCTACCTGGAATCCCTCAGGCAACCAGCAGGGTCAACTGGTGCCCACCGCCTCGCCGCAGCGGCTCAAAGCCCCCAGCGCCCTTCCTCCTGTTCTCCTCGGCCCATAGAGGTCTCAGGTTGCTGTAGTGGAAGCAGGCCCGCTGTTGCTCTGGGTCCGTCAGATCAAAGCTGGCGCAGGGAATGATGTGGTCGATTTGCCACTGGCCACGGTTGTCCCACGTCATGCCAGGAAGAAACTGGGACTCCAAGTGGGCCATGAGCTGCTCGCGTGTGCAACCGAGTAAGCCCATCGTGGTGGAAGCCTTCGACACCCCCTTCAACGCGTTCCGCAGTCGATTGTTCAGAATCCTCCGCATCACAAAGAAAGGATCTACCCCCGCCCGCCTCCTTCTGTATTTGCGTGCATAACTCCTTTCCGCCTCAGGGTCGGCAGCCCTGAGAGCCCTTCTGTAGGTAGCGTTCTTAGCCCTTAGCGACTCAATATTTGCCGCACGATAAGCAGCTACCCTCTCGCGGTTGGCATTGAGGTTTGCAGCGTACCTTGCTTTTTCGTATGCCTTGAACCGCGCTTCGTTTTTACTGCGATACAACGCGATCTTTAGGCGCAGACATGTCAGGCAGCGCTTCGTCTTTGCGTTCCTGGCGTCGATGTGCCCATGCTTGCAAGGCTGGCCAGTGAAATAATTTGTCGCCCCCAGTCGCAGGGCCTCCTTGCTTGTGCTCGGCAGACCCTCCAAGCCCTCCGTCATCGCGTCCACCCGTAAGGCTTGCCGATGTAAGGCGACGGCACCGGATTCACCGGCCGGTAGCCAGGCACCGGCTGCGACCGATACCCGGTGCCGGGGTACGGCTCGGTGATGCGAACCGCTGGGCGGCCCGTGGAGTCGTTGACGGTGCAGCCGCCCAGCATCTCGGGGCGGTTGCCCCACAGGCCGCACTGCTGCGCCATGGCGCCGTTCGGATCGACGGCAGAGCAGCCGGCCAGCACGGCCAGCAGGAGGAGAGAGCGTTTCATGGTGGTCACCAGTTGATGGGTTGTTCCGGCGCTGAGGCGTCTGGAACGTTGCGGTAGCCGGACCCGCCGCCACGGCCAAAGGCGAACCACGTCAGCACCGCTGAGAGGAAGCAGCACAGGGCGATCCAGGCCCAGAAGCGGGGAGGGGTGGGCATACGACGTGCAGCTCGGCCACCACCAGGTCCGGTCCTGCCCAGTCTCGCGCCTCCTGCTCGCTGCTGAACACCGGCAAAAAACCGGTGCAGCCGGGGGCGGGGGATTCGCCTGGCTGTCCGTTGCTCTGGAGGCAGCTCCATTCCATCGGGTGCATCACGGCCCAGAGGCGTCCAGTCATCGGATCATGGCGATGGTGAGAGCGGTGGCCAGCCCGACACCCAGCAGCGCGGTGAAGCAGACCCAGCTGGTGGCGTGGAGGAGGCGGGTCACAGGCTTTCCTCCTCCTGGGCGAGCAGCTGTTCGTAGTAAGCGCGGTGGTAGGGGTTAGGCGTTTCGGCCCAGGCCTTCCTCCGGCGGGCAAGGAAGCCTTCCTTCCATGCGTCGGGGTCAGGCTGCTCGGCCTCAAGCAGGTTCGGCTGGTGGGTGGCCCTGCTCATGATTCGTGTCCCGCGATGACCGCTCCGGCAGGGCCTGGCGCGAATCGCGGTCCATCCAGGCGAGACCGCTTCTTGAATCTCCGGCGGGCCGACATCGGGACCAGCTCCTCCTCGCTCGGCATGTCCAGCAGGTGCTCGGCGTCCTCGCCCAGCCCAGCCTTGTACTCGTTCCAGAGGATCTCCCGCCTGGCGTCCGTCCCGGCCGAGGCCATGAACGGGTGAGGGACGAGGAACGATCCGCCGTTCTCCGGGTCAGGGCAGCGAGCCAGGAGCTGCAGCCTCAGCAGGTGCTTCAGGTAGGACCGGACTCGAGCGGGTGGCAGATCCCAGTATTCGGCCAGGTGCTTGGCGGTGACGTGGATCCGGCCGGTGCGAGTGTTGGTGTGGTGGAGCAGCAGGTGGAACAGGGCGAGATGGCCCAGGTGCATCCGCTTCGGCTTCTCCGTCAGCAGCTTTCGGAGTCGGTCGCTCCCGATCCAGTGCATGACGAAGGCCTTCCCTGCTGGCTTGGTGGTGGTGGTCAGCATAAGTGCAGAACTCAGCCTCAGTGCACTGGAGTCCTAGCACGCTCCTGGAACAAAAAAGTGCCACCAGCCGTCAGCCGGTCAATTCCTCCACTGGTGCAGTGAGAGATGCTGTCCTGATTAAGGATTAACAGGGATCTCCCGAAACTCGTACCAGTCCGTCCTCCACCCACATCAGCGAGGTCGAAGGAGCGAAGCGACGCCCGACCGCAGCGCTCACGGCCCAGGGGGCGCGCGCAGCGAAGCGAGCACGGACCCGGCAGCTCACGACCACGGATCGCCGGCTGGGCCCGCCAGCAGCACCCCTCCACCCCTCCGCAGGTAGGTCGGGATGGGTCGGGTCCTCAGAGGGGCCTTCCAGGGCGTCCTGGAGGGAGTGCTGCATCGGTGGGGTCCCGTGGGGTCGCGTGAGGGGGGTGGGGTGATTTTGGGGTCGCGGGATTGAGGGGGTACCCCCAGCGCGAGGCGCGGCCGTTTCCCCCCATGGGGGGGGCTCGGCGCTGCCGGTGGCCGTCACCGCCACAGGCGCCGGCATCGCCTCGGCATCAGGCGGCCGGGATCGACTGCGGCTGCTGGGGTGGCAGGGGATTGGGCATCCGATGACAGCGGCAGGGGGCGGGCAGGTGGCCGCCCTGGCCAATCCACGGTTAACCGATGGGGAAAGGGATCATTACGAGTTGTTACAAGTACGCGGCACCGCTCCGCCGTCCCTATGCACCCATGCACCACACCTGGCACCATGGGGGAGACCTGCAGGGATGCAGGGCCGCACCTGGACAACCTGCCGACCACTCGCGCCCGACGGCGACGCCTCTG